CCACCTTTGCAACACGTCATACAATCCTATGATACTGCATTTCTAAAAAAAGAATCTGCCGATTATTCTGCTATTACAACGTGGGGTGTTTTCTATCCAAATGAAGATAGTCCTGCAAATTTAATATTATTAGACGCGCTTAAAGAACGATTGGAATTTCCAGAACTTAAAAAAGAAGCGTGGGAACAGTATCGATATTGGAATCCTGAGACAGTGATTATTGAAGGAAAGGCATCTGGTCTACCATTAACTTATGAGTTGAGAAAAATGGGGATTCCTGTTATAAATTACACTCCTAGTAAAGGACAAGACAAACACGCTAGAGTTAACGCTGTAGCACCACTTTTTGAGTCTGGAATTATTTGGGCCCCTGAAGAGAAGTTTGCAGAAGAGGTAATTGAAGAATGTGCATCATTTCCATATGGAGATCACGATGATTTGGTGGACAGTACAACACAAGCGATAATGCGTTTTAGACAAGGAGGGTTCGTGGCGCATCCAGAAGATTACCAAGAGGATTCACTTCCTCAAGTTGAAAGAACTTATTACTAATTATGATTTTAGCAGCACCTTTAGTTATCCCATTTGCAAAAGCCGTTGGCATTTCAGTTGCCACATTAGGAATGGCAAAAGCTGCAGATATGGTGAATGATTACATTCAAGCGAATCCAGAAGAGTCGATGAAAATTTTATCAACGATTGTACCAAACATCGGTATTGGTCAAATCTTTATGAACAAAGAAAAAATATCATTAGAAGATTTAGACGAGATGACTGATGAAGAAGCACAAGATTTAACAAAAGAAGAAAAAGCAGAATTAATGAAACAAGCTGGTAAGAGTGGTGGACCTAACAAACGTCAGACGATGATTGATATTTCTGAAAAGTTAGGACTGTCAGGTTCTGGCAAAGAGAAACAAGATATCGAATATGATATCGATGAACGTTATGATGAAGGTGGTGTTGAAGAAGTCAGCAAACCAAAGTTTGATTATAAAAAGTTTTTTAGAAACAGAAGAGCGGATGGTGGAAGAGTTGGTTTTAATCTTGGAGGTTTAACAGGTCCTGCAAAAGGTATTTATGATTTTATGAGTGCTGCAGGATATTTTACTGACGATGAAATTAGAAATGCAATCACTGCAGCAGGTTATGAAATACCTGATGCATCTACACCAACACAACCAGAACAGGTTACAGGAATTATTAATCAACAAATTACTTCACGTAATGATCCAATGAATATGAATTTACAAAAAACATTTACAAAAGATTTTAGTGGAGATCCTAGATTTAATTATTTAACTCCTCAAGAACAAGCTCTTAAAGCTACATTTGATAGATCTGTTCCAACAGAAGAATCAAGATTAGAAAGTTTAAAATCAGATCCAGCGTTTAAACCTAGAGAAGGTCTTCTTGGTTTTTTTGATAGTGCAATGAATAAAATGAAAGAGAGTAGTTTTTTTCAACCAAAAGTTAGAGGCACACTTGGAACAAGATTAGCTAATCAAAAAATGTTACCTATACCTGTCCCTAGTATGATAACAGCTCAAATGAGAAGTCCTTTTAATCCAGACTCTCCAACTTATAATCCATTGCTAGAAGGACAATTAAATTTTTTAGAAGGTTTAGATAATATGATCGGTAGAGATTCACAATCAGGTTTATTAAAATATGGATCAGATTCTGTGTTGTCTGGTAAAAATGTAATATCAGGTTTTGGAACTAATGACTACGAAACTGCATTAATGGATTACATTACTAAAATGACTGCTAACAAAAGAATTTCAGCAGCAGGAAAAGCTGCACGTTTAGCTGCGGCAGAAGCAGAACTCGAAGCTGAACGAGAAAGACAACGTCAAGCAGGTCAACGTACTACAAACCAAGGCACTTTAGATTATGGTATTACTCAAGGAATTTCTGAAAGAGATTACAGAAGTATAGATAGAACCAGAGAACGAAGTGATCGACAAGATGAAGGTAAAGGTCCGGGTGGATCTACTTTTGATTACAGCGATCCTTATGATCCAGGTGGCGGAGAAAAAGATGGTGGGTTCATAGATGGATATAATAGAAGAAAATATTCAGACGGCGGCCTCGCTTCAATGTTCGCGGAGAAAAGATAATGAATATAAAATACAATCCAGACATCGGCGCTTTTGTAAATACTGAAAACGATCAAAAAGTTTCGCAAGCAGAATTATTAGAATGGGCTGCTGCAAATCCAGAACCACTAAAAGAAGATGAAAAGCCTACTAGTAGCGTATTGCTAGAGGAAGTAATTGAAACATTTAAAAAAAGAGGATAGATTAGACAAATGGCTGAAATAGATAAACCGTTACCGAATACAAAAACAACTGTAGAAGTTCCAGGCGAAGTAGAAATTCAAGAAGCAATCAAAGAAAACGTACAAGAGATTCAAGAAAAAGGTGGACCTGTTGAAATCGAAATGACAGAAGAAGGTGGTGCAGAAGTTTCTTTTGACCCCAAAGCCGCGAGCCCCGAAGGAACTGAAGATCACTTTGCAAACCTTGCAGAATTTTTAGGTGATGAAATTTTAGAACCACTAGGTTCTAAAATGGTTGACCAATACAACGAGTACAAAGAATCGCGTGGAGATTGGGAAGACACATACAGAAACGGTTTAGAGCTTTTAGGATTTAAATACGAAAGAAGAACAGAACCTTTCAGAGGTGCATCAGGTGTAAACCATCCTGTACTTGCTGAAGCGGTAACACAGTTTCAAGCACAAGCTTACAAAGAATTATTACCAAGTGACGGACCTGTTAGAACACAGATAATGGGTGATGTTACTGTTCCAAAAGAAGAACAGGCAAAACGTGTAAAAGATTTTATGAATTATCAAATTATGGATCAGATGAAAGAATACGAACCAGAGTTTGATCAAATGCTTTTCTATCTCCCTCTAAGTGGTTCTACCTTTAAGAAAGTCTACTACGACGATCTTTTAGGTAGAGCTGTTTCAAAATTTGTACCAGCGGAAGATTTGATTGTACCTTATTCTGCAAACTCATTAGACGATGCAGATGCAGTTGTACACGTTATAAAAATTTCAGAAAATGAATTAAAGAAACAACAGGTTGCAGGATTTTATAGAGATGTAGAATTAGGCAATCCCCCTGTAACTGAAAATCAATTACAAGATAAAAAATTAGAATTAGAAGGAATTGCTAAAGATGGTCAAGAAGATCAATACACACTTTATGAGATTCATACTAATTTAGATTTAGAAGGTTATGAAGATATGGGTGAAGATGGTGAGCCTACAGGAATTAAACTTCCATACGTAGTTACAGTTGCTCAAGCAGGTAATAAAATTTTATCAATCAGAAGAAACTACAGAGCAATGGATCCGTTAAAGAAAAAAATAAATTATTTTGTACAATTTAAATTTTTACCTGGCACAGGATTTTATGGTTTTGGTTTAATCCATATGATTGGTGGATTAACTAGAACTGCAACAGCAGCTCTAAGACAGTTGTTGGATGCAGGAACTTTAGCTAACTTACCAGCTGGTTTTAAATCTAGAGGTATTAGAGTTAGAGATGACGCTCAACCTTTACAACCTGGTGAGTTTAGAGACGTAGATGCTCCTGGTGGAAACATCAAGGATCAGTTTATGACTCTACCCTTCAAAGGCCCAGATTCAACACTTCTACAATTAATGGGAGTTGTTGTATCAGCGGGCCAACGATTCGCGAGCATCGCAGATGCACAAGTGGGTGATATGAACCAAGCCGCTGCAGTTGGAACAACAGTTGCGTTATTGGAGCGTGGATCGCGGGTAATGTCAGCGATACACAAAAGATTATATGTCGGACTAAAACAAGAATTTAAATTATTAGCAGAAGTATTTAAAACTTACTTACCACCAGTTTATCCTTACGATGTACCAGGTGCATCAAGAGAAATTAAGGTTCAAGACTTTGATGATAGAGTAGATATATTACCTGTAGCAGATCCAAACATCTTCTCACAGACGCAAAGGATATCTTTAGCTCAATCTCAATTACAACTAGCGCAATCGAATCCTCGTATACATAATCTATATCAAGCATATAGATCTATGTATGATGCGCTGGGTGTGAAAAATGTAAATGCAATCCTACCACCACCGGCACCACCAATGCCAATGGACCCAGCATTAGAACATATTATGGCAATGAGTGCAAAACCATACCAAGCATTTCCAGGACAAGACCACAAAGCTCACATCGATGCGCATTTAAACTTTATGAGACTAAATCAAACGCAAAATAATCCTGCAGCGATGGCAAGTTTACAAAAAAATATTTTAGAACACATTAGTTTGATGGCTCAAGAGCAAGTTCAATTAGAATTTGTACAAGAATTACAAGAAGTACAAATGATTCAACAACAAATGCAAGCGATGGGTGTGCAAAATCCTGCGATGATGCAAGGAATGATGCAAAATCCACAAGCAATGCAGGCACAAAGACGTCTACAACAGATTACAAACCAAATTGAATCCAGAAAAGCGAAGTTAATTGCTGAAATGCAGGAAGATTTTGCAAAAGAAGAAGAAAAAATTATGGGTGAGTTTGGTGGCGACCCATTATTAAGATTAAAAGGCAGAGAAATTGACCTTCGAGCGCAAGAAAATCAGCGAAAAGAGGAAGAAGGACAAGAAAGATTGGATCTTGATAAAATGAAAGCAATGATGAACCAACAAATCCAAGAAGATAAGCTAGAACAGAACGAAGAACTAGCTGGTTTACGTGCTGGCGTGTCATTAGCTAAACAACAAATGGCTGATGCAAGTAAGATTCACGATTTCGGTAGAAACTTCGGAAAAAAATAGGTATAAATCACATTAAGGAGTAAATTATGGATAAAAAAGTTAAAGAACCTAAGATTACAAAAGAATCAGGTTTGAATAAAGATGGTTACAAGAACGGTGGCATCGAAATTCAAGCAACTGATCCTATGGAAGCACAGGTTGTTGATGTTAGAGGCACAAGAAGAATGCGTCCTGACAAAAAACCTGTAAAAGCAACTTGGTATTAAGTAATGGCTTGGT